CAGACTCAACATTAAATTGAGTTTGTAATTCTTTAGTAAAGATTTTTGTTAAATATTTCTTTTTCATGGGTTCGTCCTTTCTACCAAAAAGAAAGGCCCCTATCAAGGGGCCTTTCAAAATAAAAGTTAGTAATAATAGTTACTTATTACGCACCTTCAACACCGAAGATACCTCTAGGGTCAGATACACCAAAAGAGTATCTTTCTCTAGCTTTGTACTTCATGTTTCCAGTATCAAAATCACCTTCCATTTTAGTAGTGATAGGTGATCTTTCAAAGTACTTCATACCATTAGGCACGTCAGTAATGATGTAGAACGCGTCTGTATCAGTTAGGAAGTTGTTAACCACATAACCTTGTGGAATCATTCCCATTGATGCAATTGCGTTGATATCATTATCAGCTGTACCAACTCTTTGCTGAGACTTCATTAATCTCTCCGCAGTGAATTGTAATTCACTTGGAATGATCATTCTCACTGCTTTCGCAGCAATTTTTAAGCCTCTTTCATCAGTCATCGCAGCGATGTCGATTAAAGATTGCTCAAGAGAAGTTTCGTTCAAGTCAGCTTGAGTAGTTAAAGTGTTTTGGTAGCTACCAGCAATTGTTGGGTGAGCAGTGTTAAATAAAGAAACACCGTCGCCTGAATCAAAATTGTCAGTAGTTGGTAATCCTTGAATTAAAGGATTAACAGCTTTAACTTGTTTGGTTTGAGCCATAGATCTTGCTAGGGCTTTTGTGTATCTAGAAGACAATCTGTCATATAGGTTATCTTCAATCGCTTCTTCAGTGATTGAAAACGCTAAAGCAACAGTTTCGTGAGTGTATCTAGCTGTGAAAGTCTCTTGAGCATTGTCAAAAGTCACACCAGAACCCTCAGGTTTAACTTGTGCTTGAGCGAAACCAGATAACATCACTTCTTCTTCAAAAGCTCTGTCCGAAGTTTCCTTCGTATAGATCTGCTCGTGTTGATTTTCGTACTGTTTGTACTCCAGGCCAAATAAAGCATTTAAACCTGGCTCTAGTTCTTTAACTAGTTGTGATCTACTTATAGCCATATTTTATTCTCCTTATAATACGCCTGTAGTTGATTTAGCATAATGAGTATTAAGCTGAACAACCAAATTAACATTGGCACTTGCAGTGTCATTGTTTTCTGGGTCCTTACTAATACCTACGATTTTCAACTGTAGTGTGTTTGTAGTATCTAAAGTTGCTTTGTTAAGCATTGTTTTAGACACATAGTTTGCGCTATTCCCAGCTAAATAAGTGATGTTTGCATTTGCAAAAACATCAGCTTGGTTTGCTGTAGAGTTACATTGGATCTCGAACCTTTCATAAGGATCGTCAGCCACGAAAGCAACTATATCAGAAGCAGCAATTGCTCCTGGATAGTGATTTGCAAACGTTGGCTTTTTAGTTGATGGGTCAGTGTAGAAAACCCCGTTTAGTGAACCCGCAGTATTTGCGTCAGCTGCAGCTGCAGCTTCGATTCCACCAGCAGCAACAACTTTAACTACATCTTGAAAATAGATTGCAGCAGTTGTTCCACTAGCGATAACGTATTCACCTAAACCTTGGTTATCAGCATTCTGGCCCACTTTGCCTATTGGTCTTATACCAAAAGCAGCATTTTTGTTTGCCATAGTTTTTACTCCTATTAGTTTTTAATTTAATTTTAATGGTTCAGAATTGTTAAAAAATTAACTTTTCTTAGAGCCACCAAAAGTTACACGAGTCTGCCTATCAACATTGATTGGCATACTTGGATGCTGTTCCTTCATAAGATCGTTATCGACTGCTTTATCTTGATCAATACCTTGCTGTGCATAGTATTCTGATCTTTGCTGTGCGATCTCTTCGGGTACCCTTGTCAGCACAAGGCCACCAACTCCGATTACTCCCTTGTATTTTCCATCTTCAATAATTGGATAATCTGAATCTGGGTATTCATCAGCACGAACCATTTCGTAACCTGATCTTAATCTTCCAGCGACATTTTTAGTGTCTTGGAAACCCATAGATTCTACTCTTATCCATCTATGTCGATACCCGTTAGGGGCAGGGGGTGCATCTAAAGATGACGGTGGAGTCCAGACTTTTTTTCGAGCTTCTTTTTCTCTAGTCTGACTCGCACGAGAAGCTCTTTTGTTTTCGTTTTCCATATGCTTTACTCCTTCGTGATTAGTTTTAATTGTTTTGCATAATCTTCAAGTGGCACACCTAATTTTTTAGCAATTGCTACTTGTGACGATGTGAGTTTCACAGTTTTGCGACCGGGTTTACTACTTCTGTTTGCCGAAGCGACAACTTGAGTAGGTTTACTTGTCGTATTTGTTGTATTCACATTACCAAATTTATGCGGGAATTCAAGTGCTATTCTTCTATCAATTTCAGAATAATACTCGTCCGATTGAGGGTCATAACCTTCATCCTCTACTAGCTTTTTATGTAAGCTAAATGCGGTATAAGTCATGGCCTCGTCCTGACCAAACCAGGTATTCTTAGTTGCCCATTGTTGAGCTTTCGGATCTGGATTAATCTGGGGTTCCTGATACGTTTGCTGAGTCTGAGGTTGTTGAACTTCAACTTCTTGGCTTTTCTCAGGTTTGGCTTTGAGTTCCATTAGCCTTGCTTCTTCATAACCGAGTCTTGAAATCTCAGTTTGAGCTGCAACTTCTGCTTTTAGATCTCCATCTTCTCTAGCTTTAGCAAGTTTACTTGCTGCAGCTTCCATAGAAGATTTAATCCTATTTTCCATTTCAGACACATAACCTGTATCTAATTTAGTATATCTGGATTTTAAAGATTCTTGCTCAGTGTGAACTTTCTTTGCGTATTCTAAAGCAGCTTGTTCTCTTCTTTCTGCTTCACGCATTTTTCTAGTTAACTTTGCAATACGTCTTTTTACTCCTTCAGAGTAATCTTCTAATTCTTTCTTTTTTGCTTCTTCTGTTTCTTGTTCTTTTGTACTTTGTTCTTGGTTATTAGAATCATCTTGAACATTAGACTGCTCGCTAGATTCCTCAGCTGAGTCATTGGACTCAGTATTGTCGTTACTATGGGTTTCATTTTTTACCTCTATTTCTGATTCAGGTTTGTTGTCTTCTGCCAATTCAACCTCGGCACCTGGACCAGAGGTATCTAACTCAACCATTTTTTCATTTGCTTCTGGCATAGTATTTTCCTCCTATGTTAAAATTGATGAAGTATATCTTCTGGGTTTTGAATGGTAGCAAGTACTTCATCATCATTGAGTATTCTCACTTCACCACCATCAACATTTATCCTAGAACCTGCATAACGTGCAAAGATGACCCAGTCACCTGTTTTACACCATGGTCCTTCAGGAAATTTTTCTTTATCATAACAATGTGGTCCTTGTGCTAAAACTAATCCGCATGTTGAAGCCACTTGTTGTTTCTCTAAAGTTTCTTGTCCAAAATATAAACCACCTTTTGATTTCTCAGGCATCTTGAACGGTAATACAACCATTCTCCAACCTGTAGGTTTAGGAAGTTTATCTTGTTCTTTGGTTTTCAAACGCTCATAAGCGTCATTTTCTTTTTTATCTTCTTCTTTATATTTTTCTTCTAACGCTAATTTAATTTTCGGAGTTTCCGTCTTTTCCGAATTTAATGACGTTGTCTGGTTGTTGCTCATCTTTTTTATCCTCCTTTGGATTTAGCAGGTTTGAGATTTCCTGATCGATTAATTGATAGGCATGTGCCTGTCCTAAAAGATATCGGTATTGTTCCATATCTTTTACTCCACCAGCAACCATAGTATCACCTATTTGCTGATAAGAATTTCTTATTTGTTTTCTAAGTTTAGTTACGAAGCCTTCGTAAGTGAGTTGTTCTGCCATTTAACATTTCCATCTTCTGCGAGCCTGTCTAAGTCTTGAGTTTGGATCTTTCGCAGCTTTAGGAAACTTTTTCATTTGCCCTGCACTTCTTGCACAGTATGATTTTCGTCTATTAGCAGCTTTTGATCCTGGCTTGACTTTTCCAGTGACCGCTGTTTTTAATTTAGATCCAGGGTTTTCACGTCTGTATCTTGCAACACCCGCCTTCGTCATACCAGCGCCTGATTTTGTAGACCTGTAATATTTCTTAGAACGTGGTGGTTGTTTATCAGGTTTTCTTGCCATAATAAAGCTTTATTTAACTTCTTTTTTTACTTTTTGCAAATGTTTTAACATTGGTAGGCTTAGGGCCAGTGTTCGACGCTTGGCGCTTTCGTTTTACCGCACTCGCCTTTTGTGAAGCACTCATAGAGCGAGCTTTTGCAATAGGGACACACTTCGGATACTTCCTCTTGCTCCCTTTCGATCTCCCGCAAGGTTGATACTTGCCATTCTTCTTCGGAGCTCCAATGTCTACCCATTTTTCTGCTACCCATTT